TCATTTATTCCCCATTTTTTGTTGATTTAACCCCTTTAAATCAAATCGATAAGTGTGATTAGTACCGTCAAAATTAGGGAAATTCAAAACCAAAGAATTTGAATTATAAAGTTTTAATAAAAAATAATCATCTTCTTTTAGTCTAATGTTATTATGCGTTTTAGAATCAGAATAATTTTCAACTTTTGCTAGTGTGTAAGCATTAGGGCTAAAATAATCCAACTGATACCAACGAGCTTCATCATCATCAAATCTTGCTCTCATATAGCAAGAGTTCATACAAACTTCCACTAAACCACTATTATACCCAATCGTTATACTGTCATTGTAAAAGCCTGTATCATGTTCATTAAGGACAATGATAAGCAGATTTTGATTTCCGCCTTGACCTATTCCAAGATTTACAGCATTGGTAGATTTTATCGTAGATAATGTTAAATGGGTTCTTTCTACTTCATTGGATGTTTTGCGGTAAGTCCATTTACTATCCCTAAAATCAGTTTCTGATTTTTCATTAAAAAAATCAGAAACATCAACGTCTTTGGCATGGTCAATTTGAGTAAATGCAGAAAAGTTGCCATTATTAGATTTATTTGTTAAAAATATCTGACCGCTATTGTCTTTATACTGATAAAGATTTTGAGCGTACGCAATGCTTGAAAACAAGCTAAGCATGATAATAATATTTTTCATAAAACAAGGCTTTGGGTATCATAAAACCATATCATACCCAAAAACCTATCTTTTTTCAACCTATGGTAGAAAACATCGCAAGCGTTCGCTCCATTTGGGCTTGTAGCTCTGCCTTTTGCTGTTCCAGCTCATAGGCTTCTCGCTCCTCGTCCGTCATGGGGTTTGGGTCAATGATAAGATAATCAGACGGCTTACCCCCTGCCATGGCACAGGCAACCACTGCCGATTGTATGTCGCCACGATAACCGCCAATTGGGTCAAGGCGGTCATAGGCTCGCCACTGGGCAAACTCGTGGGCGGTCATCGTGCGTTCAAGCTCGCCCACTGTTTTGCCCAAATGTCCTGCCAATTTAAATAAAAAAAGCCGACTTTTGTCGGCGATTAGTTTTTTTCGTGGTCTTCGGTATCAATATCTAGCCCATTTAATTTGTTGATTTCTTTAATAACTGACAACATCGCCTTAAAATTAATTTGGTTAATGCTGTCCAAATCATCAAGGCTAAATAAGCGATTGCCTTTTTCATCACACACCCCAAAGATAAAAGACAATGCCATGTTATTGCCTTTTTCTTTTTCTAGGTGTTTGGCGATTTGTTCTTGTTCGCCCACGCTGATTTGACGGATATAAATGTCGCCATCAAATTCAGCGATGTTGATTTTCTTTGGCTCATTGATGGCGGATAGACCTGCCAATAATTCGGTTGCTAATGTTGCTATTTTGCTCATAATATATACCTTTTAATTTATTTAAATTAAATCAAGCCATTTATCATTAAATGGCTTGATTTTGTGGGTTTGGGTTATTTAATTAACCTGTAACTTTGGTAACATCGCCCGTGATGGTAATTGTACCAGTTTTGCGGATTTTCTTTTTTTGGTCGCTGTTATCGGTGGTCAGCTTTGAGATGATGCCCTTAAATTGACGGGACTCGCCTGTGGCAACCACATATTTTAACTGCCAATGTAACTCTTTACCGCCCTCAAAACTGGTTTGAAGTAGCTGGTGTGTGGTGTCTTTGGGGTCAAGGGCGTATTCAAATTCAATCTCGCTTTCCTCCTTAAAATCAATGGGGGCTTTGACGGTACGGCGGTCATCGGTAGCGGTTACCTCATCCAATACCTTCTCTTCACTTGGGTGGTCGCATTTGGACAAATGCTCTATTTTTTGGTATTCGTTACCGTCTGCTGAGACATGAAAAGTAAAAAAGCTGTCAGCAAGATTTTCTACAACTTTTGCCATGAGATTTCTCCTATTTGGCGGTTTAAATTAAACTTCTAAGGTTTGCCAAAAACCATATTCAATGATAGCTCTAAACAATCCGCTCTCATTATCACGCATATATCGCACACCGTGATAAATGGACGGTTTGATTTGGTCTAATTGATTGATGGTTTTGGCGGTTAATGATAAACAGTCATCATAATTATGATGATAAACATCGATTTGCACATTTGCCCACTCATGCCCTGTGATGCCGTCCAAAGTATTATCAGGTTCGGTGCTGATGATTTGGTAGATAATATAAGGCGAATTGTTTGGGCTATGCTCTGGAATAAATAAAGGATAGCATTGATTATTTACCAATGGGGCTAATTTTTCATATATGAGTTGGCTGGCGTTCATTTGACAATCTTATCAATTTCATCTTTTAAGGTTTTTGCAAAAGCATTGACAGCGACCTGCACATTTTTATCAAAAGCAGGGCGTAAAAACGGCACGGCAGGCATTTGACTTGTGCCACGCTCCACCATGTGCCAATAAAAGGCGGTTTCGCCTGTCTTGCCTTTTAAATGCACGCCAATACCGACTGCCGCACGATGACGATTGCGACTGTTTTTGGTCAGTCTTTGACGGCGGATGGACTTTTTGAGTAGCCCTGCTTGTTGTATGACATAGCGACCATGACCACGCTTGGCTCGGTTTGTGGCGACATGGCGTTTTTTGCCTGATTTGGTGTGCGTGGTTTTGCCCTCGCCTTGCCCTGATGACATATAACGGCGGTAGGCATCTTCGCTGGCAGGGGCACGGTTTTTGGCTTCTTTGAGTATCGGATTGGTGGCAAAGTATGGCTGACTTACCATTTTTATGACAGACGAACACAAGAATTTCGGTAAAGCGTCTAAAACCAGTCTTTTTCTTGACCCAACCAAAAGGGGTACAGCATGCACAAAATTGCCATGGTTCAAGGGTGATTCGCTCGTCCTTAGCCGCCCATTTTTCTTTGGTGTGCAGAAGAAGTTATATGAATTTTGCCACCTTCTCCGCCTTGGCAGGGTTAAATTTATAAGGGTAATCCTTGCTCTTTTTGGCTTTTTTGTCGTTAAAATAACGCTCACAGGCCAACTTTAACCACTTATTGGCAATAATCTTACCGCCAATCACATCGTTAGCATATTACTCAGTGCGTCTTACATTGGGGTAGCTCATAGATCAGCAAATGGGTTGGTGATAGTTTCTTTTCGCCACCGTGCGTACGCCATACAAAATGCTTCCATATTATGCAATCACCCAAAGTTAATAAATCTAAATCATTGGCAAGCAACTCAGGAAAGACACTTTTGCACATCTCCACCGCCAGCAGTTCTAACCATTTAGGTAGCTCAATGTTTGTGACTTGCTTAAATTTTGGCTCATTCTTATTTAATGCACGCTTACCAGCATTGCCGTTTGGCTCTTTTAATTTTGTCGGTTTCGGCTTTCTGCTACGCCCTGCCACCGTTGCAATTCCGCCCATTTTGGATGTTCTCCTAAAGTTTTAATTTCGGTCGTAAAAATTTTTTTTAGGGGGCGGTGCTACAAGACAATCTTTCCAAACTTTTTACCCGCCCCTCCCATCCTGTGCTGTCTTAATCTTGTGACAAGAACTACAAAGTGACTGCAAGTTTGCCATATCGTCTGTGCCACCTTTCGCCTTGGGTATGATATGATCCACATCGGTTGCGTGTGTGTATCGTGCATCAGCTTTGCACATTTGACAAAGATACTTGTCACGCTTAAGCACCTGTAATCTTAATCGCTTCCACGGGCTACCATAGCCACGCTCTGACGCTGATTTATTATGTTGCCAGCCATGGCGTAGGTGCGCGTGTTCATCACAATAACCCTTTATCAATCTGCTTTTAACAAGATTTTTGCACAGTCTGGCTCTGCATGGTGTTGTCAT